CGCCGCGTATGCTTCGCCCAAGTCCTTCCACGGCGCTGCCATCTCGCCGCGTATCAGCTCTCCGTCCCCGCGTGTCCACGTCTCGCCTGACGGGACAAAGCGGAAGCTTTCTATCCACTCTGCGCACTTGCCGTTGAAGAACTCCGTCTCGATCTCCCTGCGCCCGTCAACTGCGGAGACGTAGCACTTATAATCGTCGTCTATGTAGATCGTCATGCTGCTCCCCCTCAAGTGAACCGGATATTACTTATGCTGACCTGACCGCCGTTGTCGGAGTAATACGCAAGCAAAAACTGGTAGCTCCCTGAGAATTTGTCTACCGGGATCGCCAGAGAGTTCGCACCCTTGACCAGATCCTGATACGCCACATGCTTTCCCCCGCTGGCGTTCATTGCCTCCTGCGGCGTCGCGTCGGTTGAAATTATACCGGCGAGAGCCACATAGAGCGAGTCTACCGGAAAATTCAGTTCGACACGCAGCGTTGAGTAGTTGGTAATGTCGGCCTTTTTGGCCGGATATACCCCGACATAGCCGGTTTTATTAAATGTTATCTTCCCGCCGGAAATAGGCGCGCTGCTGACCACTGCGCTGTTGTAATTTCCGACCTGCAATTTGAGTCCGCCTGTTACGTCGGTGTTATCCGTGCCGTCAAACAGTATCAGCTCATACGCCAGTACTACGCTCTGCACTTGATCCTTGGCGACGTAGACCTGCTTGGATACGGTCTTCCCAGCGCTGTTCGTCGCGGTCAGCGTATAGGATGCGTTGCCTATCGGCGCGAGGAATATATAAGCCTTGGCCGATGAGGTGGCGTTGGTGTCTTTCGCGAACTGCTTTCCGCTCGAAGTCCCCTTGACCACCAAGGTGCTGTTTGCAGGGTAGCTTACGCGGATAACACCGGCGGCCTTTGTGACGCTGCCATTTCCCATGAGAAAAACTTCTCCGCTCATTTGCTCACCACCCAGCAATTTAAATATATTGCGTTGGTTATCGCTTCCTTTGCGTAAAGGTGCAGCGTGTTCGCGGCTGTTATATGTCCGGCAAGGATTTTTGAAAACGTCTCTCGATCTGAATCAAACGCAGTCAGCGTCAGCGTCCATCCGTCCGGGCTTGTCGTGCCTCGCCGCAGCCCAAGAACCACTGTGTCCGTTGTTTTCAATCCGCTTACTGTAACGTTGGCTTCGTATACACCATCGCTGTTTTTTGTCCACCCGGTTGTCGGCAGCTGAACGCTCTTGACAACCGATACCGCGTGGTCTGCAAGCTTCGCCATCGTCACGGCCTTGTCCTTTATCTTCGCCGTCTCGACTGCCGAGGCCGCAAGGTTCCCGGCCTTCACCGTTATCGGGTCCGCCCCGTCCGGCAGGTGCCGCGCGTTGTGGTAGGGCATTGCCGTGAGCGCCGCATAGAACGTTGCCTCCGTCCCCGTGTATCCGGCCTCGACCGCCGCGGCATAAGCGCTCTTGCCTGCAGGCCCCGTCTCGCCCTTGGGTCCCGCCGCGCCGCGTATGTTCTGCGTTGCCGGGTTATCTAAGCCGCCGTCGTTTGTCCAGCTCAGGTTCCCGTTCCCGTCAACGTGTGGGGTAAAGGTCGTGCCCGGTGCTCCGGTGTCGCCTTTCGCTCCCTGTATCGTGCCGTTGTTGACCCACTCGCCGTTTACTCCGTCGTAGATATACACATCATACGGCGCGGCACTTCCTACGCAGTATGCATCGCCCGGTGCAGGCTCCGGTACGCCCGTCTCCAGTGTTTCAAGGTTCGCGTAGTAGCCCTTTATCTCGAAGCTCTTTCCGTCCTTGCCGTTGAACTTCCCGGCGTCCGCCGCGGTCTTCACCGCCTGTGCCGTCAGAAGCGCCTGCGCGGCCTTCGCGTCTATCTGCTCCGCCACGCTCTGCGGTATGACGTGCAGCGGCGCATCTATAAGGCCGCTCTCCTTCACCGTCAGTATCACGACGACCGTCGTCAGTCTCGCCGTGTCCTTCGTGCCCGTCAGGTATATCTCCCATTCGCCCGTTGTGAGGTTCAGCGCGTCCTCTTCGGTGATGCGATCCTCCTCGTCAAGCTCTATGTCGTATACCGTCTCTCCCTTGCGGAAGTGCGCCCAGCGCGTGTAGCCGTCCCAATCATCATCCGTGAAATGGAACTGCGCCGTCAGGTACTTCAGGCTGTCCGCCGCCGTCACCGGCGTGAACATCTTGAGGCTCTGGCCGCTCACATAAAACTCCATCATGCCGCGCCGCCCTCCTGTCTCTCGTTGAGCTTCTGCGTCAGGCGCACCAGATAATCTCGCAGCTGCGCCAGCTGTTCCTCAACGCTCCCCGTGAGTATCGGGGGGTATTCAAATACTTCCATCACATATCACTCCCGAAAGATATTATCTTTGCCACGGAGAACAGCCGGAACATGCCCTTGCCCTCGAGCCTGATCCTCATGTGGTCGCAGCGCCGCGGCCTTATGGGCACCGTCACCGTGTTCGTCCCCTTGAGCTTTATCCTGCCCTTGCGCTCCCATACGCCGGAGGAATCGTACTGGATGTATACATCCATCTCCGCCCCCTCCTCCATCTGCGCGCGTATGTTGAAGCGCGAGATATATTTCTTGTCCGGGTACTGGTAGTACAGTATCCCCGTCTCCGCTCTCCAGCTCACAAACGGCTCAGGCTCTCCCACTGTTCCCTGCATCGCGTAGAGAAGCTTACCCGAGAGCGCATACAGCTCATCGCCAACTCGCGCGAAGCTCTCCGCTTTGAAGTTGTCCTCGCGCATCCACAGGCGCTTTCCCATGTCGTATACAAAGAGCTGGTATTCGCCCCTGCTGTCCTTCATGGATATGTAGTACCTGTCGCGTATCGCCCCTGCCGCGGCGTCGGAGTATAGCTCCTCGCCCAGCGCGTCGGATATCCCGCTTGGGAAGCCCCCTTGGTACGCGCAGATATCCGACCGGGACTTATACAGCAGCGTCTCATTTACGACCACAAGGCTCTTCCCGCTGCCCTTCTGCACTCCGCGGCAGGCCGTCTCGTTTATCTGGTGCGCCCCGTATGCGGATATGGACACGCGGTGTATCCTGTCCTCCTTGAAAAAGGTGGGGTAGCCCAGATAGTTCACCGCACCTGTCCACGGCCCGTCCGAGCCGACCGACGCCGTCCATGAGTCCGTGCTCAGCCCCATGTACTGCCGCCAGTTCTTGAAGTCGCCGAGCGCGCAGCAGTATATTTCGTTGAGGCTCTGCTCCCCGTCGTTTCCGTAGTAGCAGCCCCAGAGCCGGTTCTGGCTCTCGCATATGTAGTCCATCTGCGGCACCGTGCGCTTTATGCTGACCGTGCCCGTCGTCTGCTCATATGCCTCTTCGAGCAGGCCTGTCACTACTATGTAGTCCAGCGCCGTCTCACTTCCGCCGAGGGCGTATATGACCTTCGTCCCGTTCACATCCTCAACGCCCGCCCCGGATATCTCCACCCCGTCGTATACACTGAAGAGTCCCGGCAGCTCGCCCCCGGATATGAACTGTATCCTTGTGTACACCGTCGGCACCGATACCCACTCCTGCGTTGCGCTGCTCCACTGCTTGAGCACGTGCTTCTCCTGCGAGGTATCTATCCACAGCGCCGCGTTCTCCGGCTGCTCGGGTGCCGCCGCCGAGACTGTCGGCTTTGCGTACTCCGATCCGTCCGCCCGGCACATCGTGTACTTCACCGTGCCGGTCGAGGTGTAGTATGCCTCCATGCTCCCGTGATCGTCCGCGTCCGCGGTGTTGTAGTATTTCTTGTCCGGGAACACGCAGATGTATGCCCCCATGCTCACAAGCTGCTTCTCTCCCGCCGTGAGCCCTGTCAGCGCCGTCGGCTCGCCGTTATAATAAAGCGTCCCGTTATCCACATAAGCCAGCTTCTCCTTGCCGAGTAAGCCGCCCGGAGCCGTGAGCTGCTTTACAAGGCCGCGCTTCTTCCTCTCGGCCAGCAGCGGGTAGTATGCGCTCGTGAGGTTCTCCGTGTCGTAGAACTCCCCCGCGCCGATCTTGAGCTTGTGGTTATAGCCCGCGAAGGTGTCCGTCACTTCTCTGTCTGTGTATTCATAGTCCAGTGTCGGCAGCTGCGGCATATCCATCCCCTCCTAAAACACAAAGTGCCTGCGCACTCCTCCGTCCGTCACGTCGGACATGCTGTGGTTCCTGTTGTACCAGTTCTGGTACTCGGCGTAGGCGTTGTTGAAAAACTGCAAACGCTTGTTGTAGCGCTGCGTCTCCGCGTTCTCCAGCGCGACCATTGCCTGAAGATAGTTGAGGTACACATCGTCCCCATAGGGAAACGGCACAAGCAGCTCCTCATTGCCGTTGACGTACTCCGTGAAGCCCTTCGGCTCCGTCTCCCTTGGATGCAGTACCTCCTCGTATATCTTCCCGTCCAGTATCGACAGCCACCTCAGCTTTTGCTCAGGGCTGTACTGGTTCGGCTCCAGCCCGTCCAGCCGGTCGATGATGTCCATCGCTTTCATGGCTTAATCCCAAACAAGCGGCAGGTAATGCCTGCCGCTTATTCCTTTCCGTCCTTTGTGGACATTGTTGCTACAGTTTCGTAGAACGCCTCGCGCGCCGCTTCGCTGCGCTCGTATTCCTCCTTCACGAAGTCCGGCACCTCTACCTCTTTCCCCTTCGGGATAAGGTAGTTCACGCCGTTTACCGCAATAAGGAAATTGGGGTCGTCGTTCGCGCTGAGCTTGGGGATTTTGATCTTTACTTTGTTTACCTTAGCCATTGTAATTCTCCTTCCGTCAGAAGAAGGGGGCTTCGCTTCTGCGCGCCCCCTCCGTCGCTTAGTTAACTTCGTCGGTTGCGCTGAAGCTTGATACGCTCATCACGCGGAGCAGACGCTCCGGGTAAAGGATGGTCGCGCCGTTGGTCTCGAACTTGTAGCCGATGGTGCTGAACTGGTTCAGCGGGCCACCGATCTCGCTCTTGTCGTGGACGATCATCTCCAGTGCGCCGCCCTCGGGGTCGATGATGCCGAAACTGTCCTTACCGAAGAAATACGTCGCATAGGTGCGGCCTCTTTCCTGGTTGACATACGCATCATCCTGTGCAGCCTGCGTACCCTGCTTGCCGAGTATGGGAGCAAAGGTGTTCTCAATGAAGCGCACGCCGTGCAGTTCGCCGATCTCGCCGTTGAAAAGCTCCTCGGGAGCGGCATACTTGTGTGCCTCGATCCAGCCCTCATCCTGTCTCAGGTCGTGCGCCACGGACGGATGAATGACCGCGTAGTAATAGTTATTGATCTTGGGCACGCGGTTCTTCTTCAAGATGGTCACGGCCTTGTTAATCATCGCTGCGGTCAGCAGTGCCCAGCCGTGCGGAGTCGCGGCGCCGCCGCTACCGGCAGTGCTGCCGCCCGCTCCCATAGTCGCACAGCTGGTGGGCGTGCTGATTACCTTGCCGGTGTCCTTGTCGATGTTGTCGCAGTACATGACGTTGGTGCCGACAAGCAGCGCGTCACGGATGAGGGTCTCCTGAGTCTCGGCAGCGGACGCGCCCATCTCCTCGGTCGCGCCGAGGATGATATCATCGTAAGCGCGCAGCTCCAGCTTGTCGGTGATCGAAGTGTATGTACCGTACTGGTCTATCGATCCGGTGATCTTGGACAGGCCGAACTTCTGGCCGGTGGGGATAACGCCCTCGGTGAGCTTGGACGCCTTCGCGAATGTGTTCCACTTGCGCCACTCGACGCTGCCCTTGTGGTTTGCGGGCAGCGGCTGACGCTTTGCGAACTGTGCATAGAACAGTTCGGTACGTGCGTTCTCCAGCAGCTCCGTGTCATAGAACGCCTTGAGCTCTGCGCTCAGATCGTTCTTGCCCGCAAACTCTTCGGTCGCGCCGGTGCCGGAATTGACGTAGCCGCCCGTCGCGTTTACAACAGTACCCGCGTCTGCGAAGTACTGAAGCCAATCAATGTTATTCATGTTGTTCTCCTTCCTTACTGTCGGGAAGAAGTCAGAAGTCTATCGGCAGCTTCTTCCCGTTCGCCGCCGCAGCATTGATGCGGCGTTTTAATTCTTCTCTTTCTGCTTTGCTTCTCTGCGCCGGAGGGACGCGTGTGATCGTCGCCGGGGTAGTGCTTCCGTTCTCCTTGGGTCTGCTCTGCCCCGCGCGTACAGACGCCGTAGCAGCGGCCATGGCCTGCTGTGTGAGCTTCTGCTGTCTTGCTGCTTCGATCTCCTTGTGGTGGATCGCGTAGAACGCATCCTTGACCGACAGTCCGGAGTTCGGTGCGGTCAGTCTCACGAAGGTATCATTCTGCATTTCGCGCTCAAGGCTAAAGTCCGGGAACTCTGCGCGAAGCTCGTTTGCCTGCGCGTTCAGCCTGTCCATGTGGTCACGGGCCTGCTGTGCCCTGATGTTGTTTTCCCTGAAGTCGCGGAGCTTGGTCAGCTCGATCTCGTTCTGCGTCAGTTCCTTCGCAGTCTTGACGTCTACGCCCATAGTCGCAGCCTTTGCTTCATACAAACTGTCGTCGTCAACTATGGCCTGTGCCAGCCCCTTGAAGTCGCCGATGTCCTTGCCGTACTTCTTGGCCAGCATCTCAAGCGCCGGGTTCAGTTCGTCGTATCTCTGCTCCCGCTCCATCGTTGATCTGAAACGCTTCTGTATGATGCCCTGCACCTGTTCGTCAAACGCCTTTTTATACTCCGGGTCTTTGAGTATGTCGTCCCATGTGGACTTAGGCTGCGCGGGCGCGGCCCCGCTGTCGGGATCGTCCGAGGATGTCACCGGGGCGACGGTCTGCGTCTGTCCCTTCGTCTCCATCCCGCGGCGCTTCATCGACGCTGCGAATTTTGCTGCCTTGTCTTTGGGCACACCCAACTTCTCCAGAGTGCTCTGTTCACTTTCCTGCCCGGCGGCGGCAGGTGATCCGGTTTCGCCCGCTGCGGCTCCGCCGTCTCCTTCTCCCGCGGGTGCGCCTCCCTCGGCGAAGAACTGGAGCCAATTAAGATTTTTCATTGAGGATGCCTCCATAATTTTTCTGCTTTGTTTCGGCTCAAGCCCGGCGGAGCGACCGCCTTTGTCATCCTGCCATTATTATAAACAAGCCCGCTCGTTTTTCTCTACGGCACTTTTTGTAGGAAAATTAAAATCTCCCCGAAAACTTTTCGGGGAGATTCCGCTGTTGGTCAATTGTTCCACGGCGCGTCTTCAAAGTCGAAGTATGCCGATGTGGATTTTACGTCTGCGTTCACGTCGTATGCGTAGGCTGTGGCCAGTGCGTCCTTCTGTCTCGGGGTAAGGTTCAGGCTGTCTACGTAATCCCATATCTTGTCCCGCTTGCTGTTCTTTACATAGCGCGTCTTGCTCCCTTCAACAAGGTCTGCCGGGAAGCTGCTTGCTCCGTGACCGTCAATGGCGTTCCAGTAGTCGATCTTGCTAATGCCGCTTGCCGCAACATAGTCGTCATAACGGTGCGCCTGATTGCCTGTGACAGAGTTCATTCTCGTGTCTCCGCCGATCCACTCGTAACGGTATGCGGTGTTTGCTGCCTGCTCCGGTGTATCTCCTGCGTACTTGATGCGGTAGTCGTACACTTCCTGCTTGCTGATCTTGCCCGCGTTGTACGCCTCCCTGATACCCGTGAAGCTGTCGCCGCCCGCCGAGATACCGGTCTCTTTTTCAAGCTTCCACTGCATCAGTTTGTCGTGTGCCGCTTCCTTATTGCTTGCGATCTCCGCCGGCATCTGCTTCGTCACATCTCCGTAGCCGTACTTTGCCTGAAGCTCAAGCGCCCGGGCTTCGCTGATATTGCCGTTGATATATTCGTCGTCGATATTCCAGTACGATATACCCGTTACCTTCTCGCACGTCCACTGTTCTACCAGAGTATCCGCCGCCTTCTCCGCCTTGCCGCCGTATTTCTGTAGCATGTCAAGCGCATCCTGTTTGGAGATTGTCGCCTGTGTTGTGTCTCCGCCTTGGTACCAGTCGCGTATTTGGTTCTTCACGTCGTTCTGTATCTTAGTTTCAAACACGCCGTGATCCGTCAGCTCCTTGACCAGTGCTTCGTATGTCCCGGTGTCGCCCGCTCGCACAGCGTCGTATACCTCTGACATCTTATCGCTGCTGCTCCCGTCGCCGTTCCAGTCGTTGATGATCCAGAAAGCTTGGTCTGCATCGTCAGCCGCCCCCTGCTTCACAAGCTCATCCATCGCCTGTTCATCGGTCATAAGCCCGTTGACGTATGCGTTCTTGATCTCGCGCTTGCTGTTCGGCTTATACACTGTGAGCTTCACGCCCGTCACATTGGAAAGTGTCGTGTTCCAGATTGCCGCCATGTCGCGGGTGAAGTTGTACAGTGGCAGACCGGTGAACTGTGATACGCCCTTGAGGATGTTTGCGAGTTTGCCATAGCCGGTCATGTTCCCGTACTGTGCGTCCTGCTCCTCAAGCTTTCCGGTCGCAAGCTTCAGGCACTCTTCCATAATGCGCGCTGCTTTGATGAGATTCTTTGCTCCTTCCAGATCCATGCGGCTGACGTCGTCACCGGTCAGCAGGGATATTATGTCCTTTGCTCCCGGCAGCTTGTTCAGCAGGAACAGCTCTTGAAGCAGCGGCTTTTCATACCACTTATCTTCCGCCTCGCCGAAGAACGCCTGCGCCCACTTCTGAAGGAATGTCTCATAATCATCGTCGTCTCTGAACGCATCCCAAAGCGATGCTGCTATCAGGTTGCCGACGCCGGACGCCGCATATATGGCTATGGTCTTTGCAAGCTTTCCCTTGCTGTGCTGCAATGCTGCGGCCTTGTTGCCGGTGCGTCTCGCTTCCGCCTGATACTCTGCGTACGCGTCCAGCATGAGGTTATAGCTCAGCGTCGGCTCTGCCATGAACGATGTTGTGATTGCCTCCATCGTTCCTTGCGAGCGCATAGCTTGGCTGCGTGTCATGGTTGCGTCGACCACCTGTGTTTGGTATATGACTTCCTGGAATCTGTCTGCCGTTGCCTTGTTTAGCTCCTCGCCGCGCAGTTTGGTTTTCTCCTGCGTCTCCAGCTTGCAGGCTCGCCAGAGCGCGGACCATGTCACACTGTCGCCTTTCTCCGCAAGTATCATCGTCTTGTCGGTGACTGAGTCGACCCAGCTTTCAGTGTGCATGATCTGTGATCTCATGCTACGTCCTATGTCCGTGCTGACAAAGCCCAGCCCTTTCCATGTCGCAATGCCGCTGTACTTCTCCATCTCCGCGGTGGACGCCTTATGTCCGCCTGGCTTGAGCGCCGCAGCAAGGTACTTGGGGTCGATAGCCATAGCCGCGCGGACGTATGCAGTAGGCTGCTGTATCGCGACGCGGATGTTTGCGCCGACAGCCGCCGCCTTGTACCGGGACACCATGCGCTTTGCGAGCTTGTCGCTCTGGCTCGTGCCGCCCTCGCGCACCCCGTTCAGGTCTTTGATGAACTTCGTTATGTACGCCTTTGCTGCGTTCCCGTATGCTGTCTCAAGTGAGAGCTGGACCGTGTCGGTGTACACTCTGCCGCTTGCCGTCTTGGTTGACTCCTTGTAATTGTACCACTTGATCGCATCGAGCAGCGGCAGGGCGAGCGCGTTGTACTTCGCCATGTCCGCCGAGTGGTTTGTGAATACCTCGAAGATATCACTGACCACCAGCGCATTGTTTGCTTTTACGTTCAGGCTCTTGGTCTCCGACATATTCAGCAAGCGGAACATGTCGTTTGCTTTCGCCTCCGGGTCGACCGCCTTCAGCACGTTCGCATCGGAGACTATTGGGAAATAATTTGCCTCGCCGAACGCTCTGTACCCGAAGCGCTTCATGCTTACCTCGTTGCCCCACTCGCCGCATATATCGACCATGAACTTCTGAAGCTCATCGGCTACCTTGCGCTGCTGGTTCGTGAGCAAGCCGTCGAGCATCGCCAGTTCCTCAAGCGTGGGTTTGTACTGTTCCGTCTGCGCTATGTTGCCTTTGCCTATCCCGCTCTGCTGTATCACACTCACCTTGAAGCCGCCGCCCATGATATGCTGCATGGCCTGCGGGCGCTTCACGAGGCAGTGCAGACTCATGAGCTGCGCCGTTGTGATCTGTACGGTCTTGTTCCCTATCTTGACATTGTGTACTTTCTCCTGCCACTCTCGCGCTTCCTTGGCGGTGTATAGCTTGTTGGTGAAGTCTATGATCTTCTTGGAGTTGAAGGCCATCTTGTCCCAGCCCTGCATCAGCCCCTTAAAGATCGACCGTGCGCCGTCGCCCAGCTTCTTGAAAGCGTAGTACGGTGTGGCATTGTCCCACTGGAAGAAGCGTCCCGCTCCGGTCGTCTCCTTTGTCTGCTCTCCGAGTGCGTCCATCTCGGTGATAGTCTTCTGCGCCACCTGCTGCACGCTGTTGTACTGTGCGTTTGAGAACAGCGTGTTCGCCTTGCGTATGCTGTGCGATATTGCCGTGAGCACCGCATCCAGCCTGCGCAGCTCCCCGGCCGGCATCTGGTTGATGGTGTACCCGCCGTCTCTGGTCGTCAGCCTTGTTACCTCGCTCCGGATGTCTCGCAGTTCGTCGAGTATCTCTGCCGGCAGGTCAAGATACATGTCCAGCGTATCTTCTCTTGCGTTCTCATTGTCCGCACTGTTGAGGTAATCGCGCTGATTGCGCAGCATCTGTTCAAGCTTGTCGAGCCGCTGGAGGAACTGCCTGTCGTTGTATGTGTTCTCCCCGCCTTGCAGTCTGCTCTTGGATGAGAAGTCTATCGTGCTCAGGAACTCGCCGACTACCTGCTTGAGCACTTCGGGCACGTGCTCCTTGTCGCTGTTCTTGAGCAGCCAGTCACTCAGCTGTTCAGCCGTTGCCGCTACTCTGTCCCGGTACTTCTTGATGTCTGCGCTTTCTCTCCTGCGCTCTGCCGCTTGCTGCGCCATGTTCTGGTAGTACTGCTTCGTCTCTGCTACCTTTGCCCACTTGGCTGCTTTCTCTTTCGCCACAGCCTCTTGGCGGCGCGCTACGCTCTCTTGGTACACCTGCTCTATCCTCGCGTTCTTCTCATCACGCAGCGCGTTGTAGCGCGCCGTGTCCTGCGCTATGCGCTTGTCGAGCCGTGCCTGCGCCCTGTCTGCCGCGGTCATTGCAGTCTGCCGTATCTCATCGCTGAGCACGGTATCGAGTATGTCCTGCGCCACGGCCTCGCGCATCTCGCCCATGTACCCGGCAAACGGATTGCCGTATGTGGGCTTCATCGCCTCGATCGTGTCAGCTATGTGCATGAGCATATCCGCCTGTGCCGTGATGTCCGAGGGGAACATACCCTCGCCGAACTCTTCCTGAAGCTCGCCCCATGCCGTGTCCACATCAAGTCCGTCCTCGCTCAGCTTGATCCTGCCGCGGTGCTGACGTACCCAGCCCTCGGGCAGATCGTTGAACGTGTCGTCCGTTACCCTGAGCTTGTTGTCCTTGAGGTAGCCGTACAGCTGCTGCAATGATTCTGCTTGGCTGTCGTCAATGACCGTCTGCGAATCCTGTAGAGCATAGTCCGCTATGGCAAGTGCCCAGTCCTTGACCTCGGTATAGCTCAGCTCGCTGCCCGGCGTCTGCACGATGTAGTCGCCCATCCGCTTGATTTCATCGGCCACCTGCTCCCGTGCCTTGGGATTGTGCAGCTGCTCAGTCAGGCGCTTGGCGTATGCGTCCGCGTCCGTCTTGCGTACCGTCTTCGCCTTGGTGAGCTTGGTCTGTCCCTTCCAGTAATCCAGCTGCTCGCGGAGCTTGGCGTTCTCCGCCCGGAGGTTTGCGTAGCTTTCCTGCCGTCCCTTGCGCTCCGCCGCCGTGTCGTCCGTGGTGTTATCACGCATAGAAGATTTGCCGTCGTCCTCGAACTGATTAAACGGCACTCCTCTTCGTTCAGCCACACGCTTCCCGGCCTGCTTGCGTTCTATGTATCTCGCTGTGTCGCTGGTGAACGATGGGTCGTATACCCCATCGCCTATCCACCCGCCGCTGCGCAGGTCGTCTACATCGATTCTGTTTCCCTCTATGAACGAGACATGCGTCGGGTATCTGTCTCTGTCCAGTATCGGCAGTACGCTTCCGTCCGTGAGTTCAACTGCCGGTACTCCGTCAAGTTCAGAAATATCCTCGTTCAGATTAAGCTTCGGGTACTTCTTCTGTAAGTCTTCATCCCGCTCGCGCATCGACGATTTTCCCTTGACTTCTCCGGTGGGTTGTGATATCTTGGATTCATAGGCAGAGTCTTTCGTCTCTTCACCGGTATTCACCGCGGAGTACATTGTAGACTCTGTCTTTTTCTTTCCCACATCAAATGTGAACTTTGATCCGTCCGGCATCAATACTCTGTGAACATGGTAATGGTTCTTGGTAGTGACAGTGATTGCCACCGCCATATTGCCGCGTACGCCATTTATAATCACAGGTGCAGCTATCGTCACAGAATCTCTAAGGTTTCCCTTGTGCTTCTCATGTGAGTCAATTACAATGCCTCGTTTTAATACTTTTGGCAATGCAGAAAAAGCGGCTACCTCTGCATCTTCGCTGAGATACTTTATTCCTTCTGCTATGTGCTTCGGCGTAAATTCAATGACACCAAAGCCCATTCGTTCAACCTTGTATCCTGTATTCTTTAGGATGTTTACAGCCCAGTCGCGAATGTTTCTGCCGCCTTTAGGCAGATTCGATGCACTTATTGTTGCAGCAGGTTCCATGTCATTCAGTTTATCCAGATTGTTTTTTATCTGGTTTTTGATCGTGCTGTTGTCTGAATCACTATTTTTGCTGTATGAAACCCCTACCCTGTTAGCAAAGACTGTGTCGTCGTCAGCTCCCTTTGGCTTCTTGGCGCGGCGCTCTTCGGCTGTCAGTGTGCGGCGAGCTTCAACATCTCGTGCTTCGATTTCCCCTGCCGTGTTGTAATACAAGTCTCTCGGTGTCCTGTCTGGGTACTTCTCTGCTTCGTGGTATCTATACATCAGCTCGCCGAAGTCGAACACCTTCAAGTCTCCGTACTTCTCTTCAAGGGCCTCGCGCCTTGCATCGTACTCCTGCCATTCCACCGGGTCTTCCTCGATCTGCTCCAGCGTATCCCAGTTGACTTTCCCACGCGGCACCGTTGGCGTCATGCCTTCCAAATCTGTCATGTCCCGGAAGAACTCCGGTTCGTTTACGCTGATGCTCTCAAGCTCGTTGCGTAGTTCCGCTGCGCGTCGTCTCTGGCTTCTCGTTCTGGTATCGTACCCGTTCTCAAGCTGTGTGTTCCAGTATGACGGGCTCGCCCCATCCGTGAAGCCTTCCCGTTTCTGTATGACATGCTGTATCTCATGCAGCACTACGTCAGCTTCTTTTCCGAGCAGGTTGTCGCTAAGCACGATGGTTCCGTCTCTGGGGCTGAAGTATCCCATGTTTCCATCAGGTAGACTATCGAACGCTATGTTCACTCGGTTCAGGTATGGGTATGCCTCAAACAGTTCGTCATGTTTCACGAAGTCACGGAGCCGATACTTCTCTTCCCATACAGCGCCTCCATATTCTTTTTCCAGCCGTGACATTTCCTGTCTCTCTGATTCAGACAGTTTCGCTCCGCCGTTGATCTCCGCGCTCCACTTCTCTGTCAGCTGTTGTAGTCTCCGGTATCCCTCTTCTTTCAGCAGCTGTGCGTCTCCGTCCCGGCGGAACTGCATACCGCTGTCGTCGATCTCGAAGCGCCACTTGCCGTCCATCCCCCTGAACCATCCAGTTTCTCGGCGTATTGTTTCTGCGTCGGTATCCCGCTCCTCCATCTGTTCCGCGCGGGCAAGCGCGTCAAGGTTCGCAGTCTTTGCATTGCGTCCTCCGTATGAGGCCTTGCCTTTTTTGTTATCGGAACTGCGGTTTGCGTTATTGGCCTTGGCCTGTGCGTTATTGCGCACGTTCTGCGCGGCGCCGGCAAGGGCGTTGTCCCACATCTGTTGAAGCTCCTCGGCGTACTGCATCATGGCCTGTGCCTCGGTGCTCCGTGCCTGCACTCCCTCAAACGCCCGGCGCAGCTTGGCCGTAAACTCAGCAAGCCATTCCCTGATCTGTGCAAACAGACCGGGGTTTTCTTTTGCCATTATCTGCGGCACCTGCGTGTTCTCAAGCATCATCTCGCAGCTGTCGGCTATGACCTCCTCGGCTGCGTCCTCCATCGAAAGTGCGCCGCCCTCGCGGTCTATCTTCCTCTGTGCCAGCGTCTCAATGTCTGTTCCGCTCTCTATGAGGTGCTGCATCACGAAGTCCTGAAGCTCAGTGTATGCCTCGGCGTTGTTCTCCCGGAGGTAATGCGTCAGCTCGTGCGCAGCAGTCAGCAGTATAGCGGACTGCTGCGTCGTCTTGGTTGCCCCGGCGTGTACGTCGAGGTACACCGTCCCGTTGCGGTAGAATCCGTTCGCCCCCTGGTACTCGCCGTTCTGTTCCTCGGACTGGTACAGTACCATGTCCACGCCCACGGCCTTGGACATCGTCTTGAGTACGCTCAGCTCCGCGTCACTCACCATGTCCTTTGTCGCCGCCCGGTATGTCATGCCCTGATACTGCACGCCCTTGAAACCGACTGCACCCTTGCTGCTCTTGCGCGTGACGCTGTTCTGTATGCTGCTGTCCTTGCTGTTGCGACCGGCGTCAAAGGCGCGGCTGAACTGTTCATCTGTGAGGATCGCCGCAGCTCCGCCGTCTCTCCTGCTCGCCTCCTGCGCCTGCTGCTTGGTAAGGGATGTGGACTTGCCGTAGATATCCGCTACCGTATTGAAAGCCAGCGCGTAGGTCTTCGGTTCTACCTGCTCATCAGTCAGCGCGTAGGTCTTGAGCATATCGTCAGCGTAGGCAGACGGGCGGAAGGCGTCGAGTATCCCCTGAGTGTCGGGGTCGAACACCGCCTGCCATTCCATCACGTTGGAGCGCTTGCCGTTCGGCTGTTCTATCGTCGCTGCCCAGCCCTTGTCCGTCTTGGTGAGCGATACCACGTTGCCGACCTGTCCCTTGTAGATAGCCTCCATCGCGCCCGTAGGCCGCGTCTGCTGCGCTGTGGTCTGCGCCCCTGTCTCTGTATTGGTCTGCGCTGGCGGTATCCTCTGCGTCTGCGGCGCGGGCGGTGCGGATGAATCTGTCTGCTCCGCTGCCGCAGTCGTTCGGTAGCGGTCGCCTCCGCTCTCAATGTCCCGCTCCACGTCGTGCGCATTGGTCGTCTCTCCCGCCGTGTTTGCTGCATTGGTAATGGCAACTGCGATCTGAGTGATTGCAGTATCGGTGTCGCTGTCCAGCTTATCCCCGGTGTACTCCTCGAACTTCTTGCGCAGGTTTTCGCTCTCAGCTATGCGCTGTGCCGCCTTGTATGTAGCAATGTCAGTGCCCAGGTTCTTTGCCTGCATCCAATTCCCGACATGGGTCTGCACACCGCCGCCCATACCTGCAAGGCCGCCGAGCAGTCCGTCATAGAGTATCTGCCCGTCGCCCCATACTTCCTGCCAGAATGTCTGGTCTCCGTCGCTGAGCTGGAATATCCTGTCCGCTAACGGGTTAAGGACATCCGACATCATTTCCTCTATGGCCTCGCCGGTGAATGCCTCGGTGAGAGTACCAAGTAATTCGCTGCCCGTCTTGGAAGACACCCAGCTGTTCAGTGATTTGAGCACTCCGTCACCGTAGCCTGTGCCCCTCCATGAGCCGCCGACGCCGCCCATCAATTCAGTCGCGACCTCAATGCCCCCGCGGGTAGCGCCTGTCAATATTTGCTTGCCGAGACTCTCACCCTTGTCCTCGGCTTCCTGTGCCCCGGAGCCGAATACACGTATGCCCATCATGGCAAGGCTGCCTTCTCCCGCTCCCAATGCGCGATCCATGGTCTGCTCGACGCCGGTCTTTTCAAGGTCAAGCACCAGCTTGCCGAGCCAGTTGCTGCTGTCTCTCATCACCCCGAAGGCTTCAGCAGTCAGCCCGCTCCCCGCGTTCTGTGCGAAGTTCAGCAGTGAATACACGGACGATGCATCCCCAAGCTCTCCGCGTCCAAGTTTTCCCCCGGTCAGTGCATCCGCTGTAGTTAATCCGGCGCTGTACATATCGAGCATATAGTTCGCCGCAGTGATCGGGATGTTATGCAGCATCCTCTCCCCGAAGTTCATGTCCGCGTACTTCTGCTCATAGTCCAATGCGTTGCGCTGCGTCCTGCTGTTCTCTATGCTGCCGGTCGATACCCCGTATGTTTCGGCGAGCAGGCGCGCTGCGTCAGTCTGAGGCTTCATGTATTCTGCTGTGTATTTTTCCGGGAGCTCATATTGTGTCTGTGCCGGTGCCGGGTGCTGGTCGTACAGCTGATTATAAAGCGCTGCATCGAGGGCAACGTCCTTGCCCCCGATCTTCACTGTCTTGCCGCCAGCCGCCTTGTATTCTTTCATGACATCACGGCGAATGCCGAGAGCATCTGTGCGTGTTTCGCCTTTGCGGTCTGCCTCATAGCGTTCGCCAATTTCTTTTGTCTTTGTCTCTTTCAGCAGATCCTTTCCGCCCTGTACCGCATTGAGCATCGTCTGCCATGCGTTGAAGCTGCCGTCCTCATTGTAGGCTACCATAGACTCTGACGCGGGCTGTTCGTATTGCTCTATAGCTTTCTGGTATCCCGTCCAGTAATCGTAATCGTCCGCGTCCTTGAACTGCCCGAAGTAATCCGCTTCGCTCTTCGTTGCATCGATGATCTTCGACAGTCCCGTGTCATTCTGTTTGACAGTATCAAGCAGCTCAGTGTAGTCGTCATAGCTGAAGCTCTCGCGGTTCTCCTTCAGCCAATCGGTCAGCGCACTGCCGCTGCTTCTCGCCGCCGTTGTTGCGGCCATGGTCTTGTCGTAAAAATCCTGCGCGTCTGCCTTGTAGCCAGTGTTTCCGGTTCTGGCATTGTAGCTGTCGTATATCCCGCTCACGTCAGATTCATACTGATTGTACAGGTGCTCAAACTCGGTGTACTTATTTTCATCCAGCGCAGTCTTGTTTCCATACCCACCAATCTGTTTAAGCAGCCGGTCTCTGCCGGCTGCTTTGCTGTCGTTGCTGGATGTTGTCTTTGTGGTCGAGCTGCTTGACGGGCTCCCGCTGCCCGTAGCTATCTGGTTAAGCAATTGCTCTCTGCCCATTGATATACCTCCGTTTACTTATAGAGCTGGTCGTGTATGTACTGCTGTGCTTGTGACGGGGTCATTCCTCCAAGGTCAGCGCCGGAGTTTGCCAGTGCATTGGACGCTTCCCATGCGTCGCTGCCGTTGCTCGCAACCCAGCTGGGGTCTTGCGCTGCGGCATGGATCGCATCGTCCAGCGTCCACCGCCCGCCGGGACTTCCGCTGTTGCCATATAGTCCCGACGCATATTCCCAAGTGCTTCCGCCCCATTCGCTTCCGCCTCCGCCGCCAGCCGGTGTATAGCCGGGCGGGTACTCGCCGGTCAGCGTATAGTACTGGTCTGCCGTGATCACGCCGCTGATGTACGCGGCTCCGGGGTTTGCCGCCGCCCATGTGGTTTGCATCCGGTTTGCTGCATCCTCGCCGTACAGTTCCGCGTAGCCTGAGAAGTCGCCGTACTTGGCGAGGTCGTCCGCCTTCTGCTGTGCCTGCTGTGCGTCCCACGCCTGATTGTACTGGTAGTCGCCGAGCGAGTCGCGGTACTGGTTGTACTCTGTGTCGCGCAGGTTAGCAGCAAGGCTGTACTGTTCCTTGAGCCTGCCGCCCTCGGCGGCGTACTGGTTGTATGCCTGACTGTACAGTTCGGGCAGTACATCATTGAGCCGCTGGAGGTACGCATCGTACTGCTGCTGCCCGACGGCGCCGCCGTAGCTGTTGCCGTAGCCGCCGGTCAGTGCGGCAGTCTGCCCCATGCTGTCCTTCATCGCCTGCCTGCCGAGCTGCTGGTACTTCTCTGCGTACTGCCCGTACAGCGGGTCAGATGCGTAGTCATACTTGAACGGCTCGCGGTTCGTGATCTTCTTGTAGAGGTCGTTGATCTCCTGATCGTATGAGCCGGAGTACGTGGGTGCCGTGGTCTCTGCTTTCTTCAGCGTCTCCATGGTCTTTGTGTATGACTTCTCCGCCGTGTTGCCCGCGCTCTGTGCCGGGGTCACGTCCTCCTTCGGCGCAGTCGCCTCCTGCTGCGTAGTCTGTGCGGCGCTGGTCACGTCCTCCTTGGGCGCGGTCTCCTGCGTCTGCCGCTTCTTCTCTTCGCTGCTTCCTGTCAGCATTGCTTCTCCCTCCTCATATCGTGTACGCCGTCACGTGCTCCGGGTACTGCTGTGCCAGCAGCTCATAGCCCCGGAAGATCGTCCGGTATATGTCCTCGCACCTGCGCTTGTTCCTTGCCGTCGGCTCGCACTGTATCCGTGCATACCCTTTGCGCTTACTGACCGTCGGCTGCAATGCTGCTTGATTGTCCAGGGCCGTAGCCTCCAGCGTGTGCATCAGGATAGATGCAGCGGCGCATACAATGTCGTGCCCGTATTCTCCCGCTCTCGCGTGTCCGTCCATCGTCATGCAGTGGTTGCCTGTGTCATAGCTTACTCGTATCATGACTCATCCCTCCGGCTGTGAATAGCTCTGGCTCTTGGCTCTGGTGTTCTGCACTCTGCTGTCCTCTTCTGTGTCGGGCTGGAGCTTCACGTCCTCGCTGCTCCCGCTTGGCTTCGGTGCCTGTCCGCCGTTGAATGCAGCGGCCAGCCCCTCTACCTTGTCCGGCTCGTACTTCGCCGTCAGTGCCAGCGCGTATTGCTGTACCTGCGCCAGCTTCTGCCGCATGGTGCCGTTGTAGTTTATCATCTGCATGACGGTGTCCTTGTTGTCGAAGTCCATCATGGAACAGCACGCTAGCGCTTGGTCCGTCATGTCCGGGTTGAAGAGGCCGAGCCTGTAAAACTGCAGGGCCATTTCATTTTGTGTGATCCTGCTGTAGCTGCTGCGCTTCGCCGGGCTGACCTTGATATCAAATTCGGGCAGGCGAGGATATATAACGCTCCCTTCCTGCTTCATCTGCATTTTGAGATTCTCGTTGCTGTATTGCACAAAGGTCTCCGCGCCGAGTACGCCGGTGATTCTGAACTGCCGGGGCATGTCATAGAACTGCCGTATAAGTTCAATGCACAGGTTAACTATGCGGCTGTACGCACGGTAGCTTGACCGGCTGGCGTCACGGCTTCCCTTGCCGCTCGCCTCCTGCAATGCTGCGATAGCCGACGCCGCTGTGACGCCGGAAGATATCACGCCGTTGCTTGCCTCGGTGTTGCCGCTGGTCTCACGCAGTTCGTTTATCGTGCTGGTGCGCATGTCTAGGTAGTTCCCGCTCAATGACTTGTAGTCTATAAGCCTGATACTGTCCTGTCCGAGGTTGCCGTTCACGTGTACTATGGGGTTGTCCAGATCCAGAAACTCCTTTTCGTTTATCGCCCCGTCCATTCTCTGGAAGTATCTTGGTATTGCTCCAACCATTGTGTTCTTCAGGAACGCAGTCTGCATAATATCTATCTGCATCTGGCTGTTCTGGCTTAGGTCTATAAAGCCATAGCCGCACGGGCTGCCTTCGATCGGGAACAAGTTGTCAAACACGAACGGGTAAAGTCCGTGGTCGTAGAGCCCACGGTGTACCGGCTGCGGCGGCGTGGGCATCGCTCCCGCTCCAGGCATGGGCGGCATCATCCCGAGCGGCGTGCCGCCTGCTGCTTCTATCCCTGCCGGTATGTCTCCCGCTCCGGGTTCGGTTTGCATCTTCTGGCGCGTCATGCCCCCGACAGTTGCGATCTCTCCCGTGTACTGCTGGTTCGACACGGGTGCATCCGGCACAGGCTGTGTCCGCGCCGGTTGCTGCATCATCGCTGCCGTTTCCATCGCCGCCGCGCTGTTCTGCATAGCCTCCTCGTTCTCGGTGCTGTACAGTATTTCGTCGCCGACATACTTGCAGTAGTGCAGCACTGTCTTGCCGTCCTCGAACGACTTGTAGTACACGTCAATGACGACGGCCTTGTTCTCTGTTGATACTGCGTCGTCCGTCTGGAACTTCGCGGGTGTAAACGCCGAAGTCTTGAGCTTGTCTTTGAGCTGCGGGTACATCCCCTCCAGCGTGTCCTTATCCACCAGCGCAGTGTGGAACACATACTTACTGTCCTGTATGTCAGTTATCCCCGGCTCCCAGAAGATGTTCAGAATGTTCACACGCTTTATCGCTATGTCACCCAGCCCGTTGAGCTTGTCCGCATCCCAGTACACCTTGTAGATTCCCGTGCCCGTCTTGAGCTTTTGCCACTGGGTATCCGAGTAGACCTCCTCGAACTTGTTTGTCTCCAGCACAACGGGGATTATCTTTGACAGCATCCCTGCCTCCGCCACGTCGCCCGGTTCCCTTGCCAGTATGTTCGGTTCGGGGAATGCCTCGGTCGCGTCGGCGTGCTTGGCGACTATGACGTTGTGCAGCCACGCGCTCTTTGCTTCAAAGCCTGTCAGTCCCTGCGTCTGCTTTCTGATCTCCGCTTGGTTGCGCAGCTTCCACCAGTTTTCCGCGGCGATTGCTCTGCTCTCGACGCTTGCTTTGCCTGCCTTGTACTTCTGAAGCTCGACTGTAAACTTCCGCAGTCTCTCGCCATCCACCGGCAGCCCGCTCGATATGCCGGTGTCTATTTTCTTTTCGTCCATAATTACCTCCTGTTATCTCTTGCTGAACTGGTTCAGCGGATCTATGAAGTGTGTCTGCTTGTCTATCTTTTTGATCGGCGTGACCGGGCGGGACATGCACATGTATCTCCACTCATCACACACATGATCCTCAAGCGTCGTGTCCAAGTCCTCCGGTCTGTGCTTTGAGAACATCATCAGCGGCACCGTGCGTATGAATGCCTTGCAGTTCTCGAACACATACATGCGGCTGTATCCCTCTTCGTCGAACTGCAATCTGTAATGGCACTGCATCCATCCTGCCACCCGTTCATTGTCGCCGGGTGAGAAGTATATCCTGTACTTTGCTGCCGTCTCTGCCACGCTCTCGCCCCGGCTCGCATCCCATATGCTTGGGTCTGCCACGCCGTCTATGCGCTTGCCCTTGAGCCATGGATGCTCCCGCTCTATGCGTGCTATCTCTGCGAACTGCTGGTCAGGTGTCCAGCGCAGTCCCTCGTTCGGTGTATCCGTGCCGCCGTATAATTCGAGTATGCGGTAGATCACCCCATCGTAATCCACCGCCCACCATGCGCAGGAGAAGGGCTTACCGTAGCCGAAGTCGTATGAGCGCACGATGTTCCACCCGCGGCTGTTGCCTGCGTTGAGGTCGAACGCCGGTATAACGTGCGTCCATCTGTGCTGCGCCCTCAGTTCGTCCGGCGTCAGCTCGCAGCCGTGTTCCTTTGCCGTGGCCATGTCCGGCTCCGTGCGGAAGTCGTCGAAGAACATCCCCTCGAATATATCCCACTCCCCGTACCGCCATGCTTTGCGCAGCTTTGGCGGCAGCGCGTCCAGCGTGTTGAGATAGCCGGGGTCTTTCTCCATCAGCGCATAGTTGTCCGTGGGCAGCGCCTGTATGAAGCTGTATTCCTCCGGGTTCTCTTCGTCCTTGTAGCGTCTGTCGATGAACAGGCGCTTGACCCATTCGTGCCCGACGCCGCCGGGGTTGCAGGTGTAGTAGATGCGTTTCGGAAAATCATTGACGCCGCGCACACAAGCCTTGATCTTATCCATGCACTCTTCCGTCTGCTGCGTCGCCTCATCCACAAACAGCACGTCAACCTCAGTACCCTGAAAGCGCAGCGCGTCCTTCTCATTGTCACAGTACCGGAACAGTATCTCGCTGCCGTTGCGCAGCGTAATGGTTTTCTTCTGATCGTTGTAGCTTGCTATGCGTTCTGTCTTGTCCGGGTGGTAGCAGCGGAGCATTCCGCACAGCGGCTTGATGTGGTTCTCCCGCAGCTCCGGGTATGTTCTTCGGACTATCATCACCCTTATCCCCGCATACCGCAGGCACAGCAGCGCCGCCTTGACGCGCACTGCCCAGCTCTTCCCGCCGCCTCGCGCCCCGCCGTAGGCTATGTACTTGTGCCGGTCGAGCAGGAACAGCATCTGCTTATCGCTTGGCTTCGTAATAATTAAGTCTTGCATTATTCCGCCAGCTCCATGTTACTGATGCCGACAGTCAGCTGATTCTTTCCGCTGCTGTCTGCCTCTGCGGCCTCCCGCTCAAGCTTTCGGTTGCGCAGCTCCGCCGCCTGGCGGTCCAGCTCATCCCGTATCATGTGTATCTCCTTCACGTCCTTGAGTGCATCTGCAAGCAGCTTCACCTCTTTCGCGTCCGGTCTGTTCCGCGACATTTCATCTATCCGATCAAGCAGCTGATCGGCCGCGGAGAATACACGGCTCGCGCGCGTGATCGTGGCGTCCGTCGGGACATATCCAATGGGTCGCGCGTCCTCTTTATGTGAAACCTCTTTCCCGGCCTGTGGCGTGGCGTCCGTGGTGTGGTGTTGTGGGGTTACTGTGACGACTGCTATGCCCAGGCTCTGCCGGTACTCTGCGCGTGATGCACTCCAGCCCTCGCGCTTGGCTTTGTCCTTCATCGTGTTAAAAGATACCCCGCGCGCTGCTGCCAGTGTTCGCAGCCCCATGTCCCCGGTGACGTATTCATTTCTGATTCTGATCCAGTCCGCCATGCTTTCCACCTCCTTGCATTAAGTATAAACAAGCCCGCTTGAATTTCTCTACGGCACTTTTTGCTGGAAAATTAAAAGCGCCCGGTTTATTTTCCGGACGCTTGGTTGTATTTCCCCATCGTGCTTTGATAGATCGGGCAGTTTTTATACGGGCCGACGCAGCAGTGCCCCATGTGTTTGTTCTTCGCTGCCGACGATGAGAAGTGCATCTTCACCTTCATGCCGCTGGTGAATCCCTCGCACACTATCTCCTTGCCCTTGGCGGATTCCCCGAGGAAGAACGGGCACTGCACATCAGCCGCCCGCCAGTTCTCCTTGTACCTGCTGCCGCTCATGCAGTCACCCCCTGCGCAGTGCAGCGGCGCACAAGCTCAAGCCTGTGCGTGAATATAATTATCCCGTCTGCCATCATCTCCCCGCCCTCCCGTCAAAGCTCATCCAGCGCAGCGAGGTCGAGGAAGGTCTGCTGTGTGAAGCCGTAGTCCTTCGGTGCCGGCGCCGGTTCTTCCTGCCGCCTGATCTCCTCGCGGGTCTTCGGCGGCGCGTTCAGGTCCGCGCGCAGCCGCGCCCGCTCTTCCGGTGAACGCTTGTCTTTCACTCTGTCGTACTCGATCTCCGTCAGCTCACCTCGGAAACCACAGATGCTGCACGCACCCCGGCCCCCGCGCTGGCGGATGGGCGGGATGTCGTGCAGGGTGAACAGCGTGTTTAGCTTCCTGTAGCAATCTGTGCACAGGTGGTCATAAACCATGTTGCTTTTGTTCTTCATGTCTCGCTCCTTTCTGCGGCGGGCTCTCCGTCGCTGCTGCTTATGTCTGCTGCTTTCTTCTCCGGCAGGATGTAACGGATGTACTGAGGTGCGCCGCGCTTATACTCTGCGCGCTGGATAAGCTTGCAGTTGCGGGGCACTCTGATCTCGGCGTCGCTCACGGCTACGCGGTCTTTCGGCTGCGGGCGGATGAGATTGCGAGACGATACGAACTTCTTTGCGTTGAGCGTCCCGCGCACCTGGGCTATCAGGTACTCTGCTATCGGCATATAATCCTCCTGCTTGCTCAGGGGCTTGCAGTATGTGCCGCCGTGTCCCCACTTCATGCGGACGATGTGCTCGCATGAGGCCGGGACTATCAGGTGATGATGAACACGCACGGTCTCCTTTGTGTCGCCGTCCATGTCGGATGTAATCGCTATGTACTTGAGTTCGTCGGCACGGCCTTCCTTTTCGAGGGCGCGCTTCACCCTGCGGAGATAGTTCGCCATCTCCTGGGCGGCAGCTTCACGGATGCAACGCAGCTGATCCTCTTCGGGCAGACTGTCGTAATCCGGGGCGGCTTTCCGGACGGAGCGTTCGAGCTTTTTGTATGATGCATCGGAGTAGTCAAGACCGAGGAGGATATCTCCGTGTGTGAAGTTCGCATTGATGAGGCGGGCGAGACGCTTCTTTGTGGAGTATTCATTCTGCTCCTGCTTCTTGATGCTGGATTCTTCCTTGCGTCTGTTGCGCCGGGTGCGATCACCGAGAACGAAGTACTTCGTCTTCTCGCCGACCTGCCCGGCTTCGTATGTTCTGACTACCCAATATCCGTCCTTCATGGTGCTCTCCTCTTCTGTCTATTAAAGAATGGCGGATTACTTAGGCTCTTACCGAGCTCGCAAACGCGCGTGCGCGCGCGTCTGCTTTTTCAATATCCTCCGCCTCAAAACTGTGCGGTTTTATAGTGATTGTGCTGTTATTCCCCGTGGAACTTTGTGCATTTTGCCTCTTGATTTTTGTACGTACATTGTCGTACAAAAATGGCACATCAGAAATATGTGCAGCCCGCCACGGGCAGAAAGGAAATTTCAATGAAT